CAAATTCTATTCTATAGCAGTCATGGCCATAGAATGTCTTGGAGACTGCCTCCACACAAACAGGGTGACCGTCTTCACCAAACACAAAGTCGCCAACACGCAGATCTCCCATAGTTGTCCACCCGGCCGGAGTGGCAATCGGTGTGTCAAGAGGAAGTGCTTTCCCGGCCTGGCGAGCAGTTGCGATGATTGTGTTGCGGTTGTCTTTGATCGATGTGATCATTTCGGTCTGATAAGAATACAGTTCGATAGGAATCAGGCCGCGATCAACGTTGACAATTTTGATATACTTTTCAGCAAAGTATATGGGATCTGCAGAGCATTTGACATACTCCTCCACCATCTCTTTTGTCCACTCGATCTGCTGGTTGTCACGCTTGATCAGTGGGTTGCCGTTGTAGGACTTTGTCTGGTTGGTTTT